TATTCTCGAAGTTCTGGTAATCGTCGGGGGAATACGCCCCGATCTCGCTCATTTCATCGAGAACGCCGTCCATGATTACGTCGATATCCTCGACGTTCTCGGCCTCGGGCATTTGGCCTATGCCGCCGTCAGCCTGCAGGAGCTTGAGAGTGGCGGTAATCAGGTCAGTGCGAGTCTTCATCACCGCCACTCCTGTTTGCTATTGCTGCTGCTTAGTTCGGGTTGATGAACGCGAGAACCAATTCGGCGTCGCCTGTCGTGGCAGCCGTGCCCGAGACGTCAACCGTGAACAGGATGTCAGTCTCCACCGTCACCTTGTGGCCAACGGCAACAGCCATGGGTGCAAAGCCCAGAGCAGCCATGGACACGTTCAGGCCGTATTTGGACACAGCGCCGGAAATGCCGATCTGGAGGCGGTTGTTGGTGCCGGCGTTGAAGACGGTCTGCACGTCCACACCCGAGAGCGGCGCCAGGATGATGGAACCGGCCGGGATGCGGAAGGTGAAGGTCGTGATCGCGTCCGAAAACTGGATACGCTTCCGGAAGTACTGCACGTTCTGATAGCCGGCGTCGCGCGCAGGCGTCTGGTTATTCAGAGGCATCGTAGTGCCCTTTCGTGACTGAGGGGAAGGAAAAGGGCGACTTGAACAGCCGCCCTATCATTCATCAGGTGTCGAGAGCAGCGCTCACGAAGCCGGTGACAACGCCCCACTGCTTGAGCGCAGTGCCGTCCATCGGATGCTTCTTGAACATCTTGGACACGCCGTAGGCCATTTCAGTGCCGACGCCCTGAATGAAGCCGTAGTCGTCTTCCTTGCGGAAGGTGGGCTTTGCCATCTGGCCCCAGCCGAGGACGGCTGCCTGCTGACCGCAGAGGAAGACAGGCTCGACGCGCGAGGAGGAGCCGCCGGCCGTGGTCAGCGTGGTCCAAACCTGCGTGACGTACTGGGAGATTTCCGGCACTTCGCGGATGATCACGCCCTGATAGATCAGGTCGCCATCCTGGAAGAGCGGGTTGTTGTCCATCCCCTTGCCTTCACGGGCGCGAGCGTCCTTGTTGGCAGCAATGATCGTGGCATCGAGGCCGATGTCACGGAACGCGTTGGAGCCGACGAACAGCACATAATACTGGTAGCCGTCAGCGGTCTTGAACGGGCGGATAGACGGTACTGCGTTCTTCGCCAGGCGCTTGAGCTGCGTGACGATCGGCGCGGACAGCTTGTCATTCGCCGCCGTGATGTTGCCCAGAGCAGTCGCATGCGTGGCGTTGTAGTTGCTGACCGACTTGCCGTAGAGGACGCGATCGGAGTTGTCAGCATTCCACGTATTTTTCTGCGTGGCGGTCGCGGCTTCGTAGAGAACACCGTTGACCGTCTGGCCATCATCAGAACCGAGGCCCGCAGGGGCTGCTTCAGCCGGGAGCGCCATGAACGCGGCAATGATGTCGTCGCGCTGGCGTTCCGTACCCCAGTCGGACAGCAGTGGCTTGGCTTCACCAAAGAGGTCAGCCGAGTCCTTCTGCTGCTCGTTTTTCTTGATCGTGACGGCGTTGCGAGCCCAATCGATCCACAGGCGCATGCCGTAGTTATCGATCTTGTCTTCGTTGCCGACGAGCGTACCGGCCCCCTTCCCCTTACCGCGGAGCTTGGTGACGATCGGGATGTTCATCTGCTCGCCGCCGTTCTTCAGTTCCTGGCGGATGCGGATGATGGCGGTGAGTGCTGTCCCCATGTAGGGAGAGAACATGTTTTCGCGAACGAACTCGCGATTTATTTCCTTCGTGTATTGGACAAGCTTGTTGTTGTCCTGAACCGTAGTGACGGCCATGGTGCCTTACCTTTCGAGACGGGCGGTCGCCTGCTTCAGGGCCTACCGCGTTGCGTGGCTGAACAAGGCCCCGTCGCTCATGTCGTTGTCGGCCGGCTGGTTTCCTCCGGCTGGGAGACGCGCGAGAGATGGGGGCAGGTTGACGAGGGGCTGCTGTGAACGATTGGCAGGGTTTGGGGTTGCGCCGGTGCGAGCCCGTTCGATGGCCTGAGCCAAGAATGCGGGATCGTTCATGCGCTTTTCGATTTCAGCGTTGAGCCACGCATCAGGATCGCCCCCAACCTTTGTGAGCGCTTCCTGCTGCTTGTGCCACTTGACCAGGTTGTCGAAGGGATTGCCGCCGGCCATTAGCTGACGGTGCAGGTTTTGCTTCGACGCTGGGTCGAGAGCATCCGCTGCGGCCTTCGCTGCATCGACAGTCGCCTGAGTGTGGAGAACTGCCGCCTTGGATTCCCAAAGCTCTTCCCGCATTTCCTGAATGGTCTGTTGGACGGGAGTGAGCTGGCTTTGCAGGTAAGCATCAGGGTCCTCGAAGATCGAGGCAGGCTTCTGCTCCTGCTGTGGCTGTGGGGCTGGCTGGCGCTGCTGAGAGAGCAACGTTACCTGTCCCCGGAGTTCAGCGAGTTGGCGCTCTAGATCGGCTGCCCGTTGCTGGGCCTCCTGACGCTTTTCCCGCTCTGCCTGCACTGCGCCTACCGGAACACCGTTGCCGTTGCTGGCGGGCTGCTCTGGGGCGGTTAGCTGCGGCTCTACGACGGGCTGCTGCGGTTCTATCGGCTGGTCTGCCGACTTGGTCGCAAATCGCCCGCTTTCGTCGCGCGGCTGTGCTGGTGTCTGCTCCTGCTGAATCGGTGCTGCTTCCGGTGCAAGGTCTGCACCAGACATGATTTCTTCCAGTTCGTTCACGGTGTTCTCCAGTGCGTGGGAGGTTTCACGGATCGCCCTTGAGCCTGGCGGCGGCTGTTCGCCCGTCTAGTCGGCGGCACTCTGCTGGATGACGGACCAGCTACCGGAAATCGCCCTTGAGGATGGCGGCTCCTTATTGCGGTGCGCGGGTGGCTAGCTGATCCCGATGCATCGCAAATCTCTCTTCTCGGCCAAGATCGGCCTCGCGCTGCTGATGCGCCATTTCGGCGGGCTTGAGAGCAGTCTCAACGCGTGTCTGCTGGGTCTCCGCGAGCGTCTTGGCGGTGTTGGCATCTTTATTGCGGATGTTTGCCAAGGTCTCTTCTGTGTCCAACATGGATGGCCCCGGGTTGCCGGGTTGTGGCTGCCCTGCGGCTTGAGCGTCGGCAATCGCCTTGATGGCCTGCGCCTCCTTGAGCTTTGCCGAGGCCTGCTTCTCCGCCACTTCCGCTTGGGCGCCTGCCATGGCAATCGGGTTTGGCTGCGCCTGCTGCTTCTTGGCGTTTTCGATGATGTCGAGCGCCTTCTTCTTGACCTTGCCGGCCAGCGGTGAAAGCTCGAGGAGCAGTTCCGATGGAACGTCTGCGCCCTTCTGCGCCATGATCGACAGCGTGTCGTAGGCGTCCTGCTGCATGTTGATCGTGTCTGGGCCCTCATCGATGATGATATCGACGTCCAAAGCGCCAAGAGAGTTGATCAGCGCAGGCAGGCCGGTGCTCGGGTCCACACCCATCTGGTTGATGGCTAGGAACTGCGCCACGTCATCGTCATCGGTGACGCGGATCCAGCGCTCTGCCGTCCAATGCTCCTGAACGGCGCACCAGATGGCCCGGTAAACGCGAAGCTTCCAGTTCTTGAAGGCGATGAGATATGGGCCAAGCTCGGCAATCCCTGCCTGCTGCTGCAACTGCATGGCGCGACCTGAGAGATTGTCCACGCCCTGGCCGACAAGAGCCGGGTTAAAGCCGTAGTTCTCGATCTCATTCTTTGCGTCTTCCAAGAATGCAAGATGGCCCTGCAATTCCTGCCCTTTGGCGCCGTCGTCGAACTGTGGCGGCTCCGTTCCAACTGGGTACTGAATAACGCCATCAGGACGAGCGGCCTCACGGCGCATCTGCTCAATGTCCTTGCCATCGTTCGATGCCGTGATCAGTCGGCGGCTCTGGAGGGTGTGAAGAGCCTTGGAACGCCGCTGGTTGATCTCGTCCTGGCTCGACTTCATGTTCCGCACGAAGCCGTAACGGTCACCATCCTGGTCAATGTTGGCCGAGTAGGTGATGTACTTGCAGAAAGAGCGCTTTTTCTCGTTGTGCAGATACGACGGGCCAGAGGCGAGGATCGTTGCCCCGGTATAGAGACACCAGAACCAGTCATTGCCGACCATGTACCAGTGATCGACGAGGCGGATGCGGTTGCTGCCGGTCTCCGAGGAGTTGAACCACTTGTTATCAGAGTCCGGATTGCTGGTCAGTTCCGAGCCGCTGTTGACCGAATCTCGGATCTCCTGCGCCTTGTCCGGAAACATCGCGATCATCAGATCAACATCGGCCCACTTGCCCACGCCCTGATAACGCGCGTCGGAAAAGTCAGGCTTCAGCGATCGAGGATCGTAGAAGTACGAAGACGGATCGACCTCTTCCAGCCCTACCTCGACGTCGCCGCGGTCACCCTGCTCAAGAACGATCTCAATGCCGCCAATGCCATCCACCGAACCATTGAGGCCGGAGACGAGGGACTTAGCAGCCCAATCCTGCTCATCACAGACGTATCGAAGGACAGCGGTTGCAATGTCCGCCCCGGCTTCATGCTTGGGTGTCCGCGGGAATCCACGCGGGTCCTGCCTCTGACGCTCCAGGAGGCCAACGACAGCGTTGATCTTGCGACCGATGCGGTTGTAGGTGACGACAGGCTGCTTGCGGTCATTGAACGCCTTGATCTGCTTCGCTGTCCACTGGGCGCCGTGGTAGTACCGACGGGCGTCCTGCTGCTCGCGGATCTCCTCGCTCTTGTTGTTGAGGTAGGCCAGATACTCGCGCTTCAACTTGGCATGATCGACATTTGGCGGGGCGCTTGTGCTCACACCGTTGTTCGGTGAGCTGCCCTGAACATAGCCTGTTTGATTGATCATCAGTAGCTCATCCAATCGCCGGCGGCGTCGGTATCAACCCGAGGCGCGTAGTCGTTGTGTTTCTTTTTCTGCTCTTCCGCCTTGGCGGCCGATGGCGCGAACATCTTGTCGAGGAGCTGCCCGATCAGGCCGAGCATATCCACCTGGTCATCGTTCTTGCCGGCCGGGAACGTGGTCAGTTCCGAGACGAAGGCCTCATACCAAGGCGCATCGATCGGCACATACAGGCCATCGAGAGCCATGCGTCCCCGGATCGACTGGGCACGGATTGCCTTGTCGCCTCTAGTCGGGAATGTCTCGGTGACGACGAAGGCCTGACGCTCTCTCATGCGCCGATCACGGAATGGGCCAACACCAGACTTGATCTGTCCGGTTTCCTCAGCCCAGCCGTACGGCTTCCAGTGCAGTACCATGTCGCAGAAGGCCTCAATCCACTGGTCGGAAGAGGCTTGCTTGCGCCAGATGTCCAGCAGCCACATGTTGCCGTTGGCATCGAGGCCAATCACCCCATGCACCGTGTAGTCGCCAGCATTGGCCGTAACGGCGTAGTCAGAGCCGCCGTAGACCGACAGCGTGGCCCTTGCCGGGATGTCCTTGAGGTAGCAGGCCTTCAGCCATGCCGCCTTGAACAGACCGCCCTCACGAGGCGCCGGCCGCTGCTGGAACTGGCCAGCAACCGCGTATGCGTCCATCACCTTCTTGTCGCGCTCCACCACCTCACGTGGAAAGCGCTCGGGGAAGAGCAGCTCACCCTCTTGCTTGCGAGGATCGGTGAAGCCGATGACGGTATGACAGCGCCGCTCGGGTTCGAACTCCATCGGGAGCATCAGGTGCTCATAACCGAAGTCATTGGCCAGGATCAGGCCTGAGACGTCATTCTCGTGTAGGCGCTGCATCACGACCACGATGGCCGATCGATCCGGGTTGTTCAGTCGGGTTGGGACGGATTCGCGAAACGTCGAGTTCACATTTTCGCGCTCTGCATCCGAATTGGCGTTGTCGACCGAGAGCGGGTCGTCGATCAGCACACGGTCACCGCGGGAGCCTGTCAGGCCGGTGAAGGCCATTGCCTCACGGAAGCCCGTTGCCGCGTTCTCAAACTTCGTCTTGGCGTTCTGGTCGCTGGTGAGGTTCACCAGATCGCCCCAGCGCTCCTGATACCATCTCGATGTCACCAGGCGGCGCATCTTCAGGTTATCGCGGATCGCGAGAGGTAGACTGTGCGAGGTTCCGAGGTACCGCATGTGCGGCATTGCCTTCGGTCCCCACTCCCATGCAGGCCACATAACCCCGACCGACATGGACTTCATCGTGCCGGGAGGAATGTTGATCAACAGGCGCGGTATCTGCCCCGCCGTGACAGCCTCCAGATGCTCACTGAGCGCGTCGAGGTGCCAACCGTGCTTGTATGGCTGCCCAGGCTCCAAAACGTGCCACGCTGCCTTGGTGAAGGACGAGAGCGAAACGCTGTGGCTCTCTATGTCCCGGTCAAGATTGGTCTGCGCTTCCCTCTTCTGGCGTTGTGCCGCTATCGCTTCCAATAAGCCCGAGCTTCTGGAGAACGGGATAGGCTGCTTCGAGAACGGCAAGCTCATCGTCGGTCAATGCGTCCAATTGCTTTGCGGTGATCGATACGACCTGGATGGTTCCGGTCAGCTTGCGGGTTTCGGAGCCAAGGCCAAAGAGCTTAGCCTTGCCCATCGTGGCGGAGACGGCGGCCGATGTTTGCTTCTCGGTGAGGGCGAGCGCCCTTGCCTCCTCAAGCTCTGCGGCGAGACTGTCGACGGTGATTTCCACCTTCTTGACGGTCTTTGCCTGCAGTTCAGTCACACGAGCGGAGACGTTGACATTTGTTGACAACCGCGAAGCGGCTGTTCTGTCCCCTTTGTAGCCCGTTTCAGCGTATGCCTCTGTCGCGCTCTTGCCCTTGGCGAGTGCTTGGGCGAATGCCTCATGCCTCGTGTTCTTGAGCGGGGCCATTCTGTCTGCCTCTGGTTGATTGCCGGCTTCTCCACTTCGCACCGTTCATGAGGGCACATTGCTACCCGGAGCGGCGGTGCGGGTTCTTCACCCACGAGTGAAAGCTTGTGCCTCGCGCCGGTTGTCGAGGTTAAGGACTACCGCTCCTTGCGAAATTGGGATTGGTCGGGCGACGACGTACCAGCGCATATCGAAGCCTTTGGCTTTGAGCGCGTTCCACATCGCCTTCCCGGATAGGACCGTCGGCGGGCACCCTGACGGCGTGGTCCAGTCGTGCATGTCTGCTTTCGCTGGCATATCGACGCCACCGGCTTTCATATGCTCACTCCCGACACCCAGCAGTTCTTGCACACCTGCGGCGCCTGGCATGCCGACAGAGCAGCGGCGAGAATGATCGCGCCTGCTATGACGATGGAGAGAATGAGGAGATGGCGGGTCATGCGTCGTTCTTGCAGCCATCCCGTTTGACGTCGATATATTCGACCGTAGGAGTGTATGGGAACGTCACAGGGACTCGGCTTTCGAAAGAGGTGTAACAAGCACCAGAAGGCTCGCGGAACACGCGCCCTTGGCTGTCGTATGCCTCGCCATTCTCCTTGAAGACATGCGAGCATCGCTTGTTCTGGGCATAAGCTCCCCCGCCGTATCCGTCGTGGTAGACCCACTCGTTGTCCTCTCCGGTGAGAGGCGTAAGCGGTTGGAAGCGGGAAACTCGCTCAAACAACTGCGTGGCGACCGAAGCAGACATGCCAGAGTGCCCCTCAGATGCGAACAGCTTCTGCATGTCGATGACTGCTCTGCCCATCATGTCGCCGTAGAGACCATCAGTCTTGAACCAGCCGGCGATCTCAAGCTCTCGACGAGCGTAGCTGACGAGATTGCCTTCCGGCTGTAGGTCGAGGCCCCAGCGGACGAGCTTTTCACCCACACGCCGCTTGATGTCCTGCCATGATGGCATGCGGAGTAGAGGCCTGCGGTAGCGCAATGCTCCCGGCGCTGGCATCTCGGTCATCCAAATCTCCTGAAACGAGAAAACCCGCCACCGGTGAAGGTGACGGGCTGTTAATGACCCACCTGATGCGCATCGTTGAGAGGCGTGGCGGGTTCTGTTTCCTACGCCGGGGTTTTCACACCCAGGCTCCTATTCCTGTCTGAATGCCGCGCCCGAATGTCTCGGGGGTCGATTGCCCTATCCAGAGGAAGAGCAGGGTCGACTTGCGGCTTGCCGTCCGGTGCGATCCAGTGCATCGCGTAATTCTCGGACGATACCTTTGTTGGTGCTGTTTCTACGTTGATTTGCGACACGTCGTCTAGTGGAATACCTAGCCGAACCAAATGCTTACGGTTGAGAGCTGACGCAATTGTTTGACACGACCTATTAATTTTCCTTTCGAATGTTCGGCGAACCATCTCATTTCTTGATAGGTACTGCTCCAAGAATATGCCTTTTCGGCTCTTTATGAAGCCGTAGTCGTAGACGAGCTTGCGATCTTCCTCTTCGAGATAGCTATTGATCCACGTCCAGGTCTCCTCCATGCGGCTGAGAGCGCCGGCAGTGATGACGCGTCGATAGGATGGCGCCCGATCGTATTCGGTAGCGATGACGGCTGATACCATCTCACTGAATGCTCCTTGGCTCATCCTGGGCCCGAGAGCCGCCGGTGAAGCTGCAAGGGTCTGGGCGGCTTCTATGATCCGATCCCGCACTTGCTCATACGTCCAGTCTGCGAAGACTGCCATGTTCATGCCGCATCTCCAATCATGTCGAGAAGGTCACCCTGTACGGGCTGATAGAATTTCACGCCGATCAACACGCGGAGAACATGGGTTGTCGGTATTCCGCAGTTCATGGCCTTTGCTTTGCGCCGGAGGCTGCCGAGGTCGATGGCGTCAAAGTCATTGGTGAGGGTCGCAGACTTCACGAGCGCCGGGTTCTGCACGAGGATCGAGGACACCGCCTTGATCATGTCGGCATACAGCTCGGCCGCATTCGCCTTTGTCCCGGTCATCAGCATGAAGACGAGCTTCAGGTGATCCTCGCCCTGCTCCCGCCCGATCTCGCGCACTGTGGGCTTGCAGTAGCATTCGAACGGCTTGCGGCTCGTCGGGCTATGCAGATGCCCGTCGAACAGCTTCACGCCGCACTGACGGGCAACCTTGTAGATATCGCAACGGAACGGGAGCGGATGGTTCATTCCTTCCCCTTTCGCCCAGGACTAGCAACCAACGGGTAAAACCGCAGCTCATCTGGATTGCGTCGGTAGAACCCGACGATCACGTTCTTTGAGGTGCCGAGCAGTTCCGCGATCTTGCTTGCCGAAATGCCTTCGACATAGACCTCTTTGATGGCTGCCAGCCGTTCCATAACAGCAGCTGATTTAGGGCCAGCGCTTTTCTCAGCCTGTTTCACAGGAGCAGGATCCTCGGCAGGCTCGTGCTTTACCTCAATGCGATGAATATGACGCGGAGGAGCGCTATCCTTTACCGCGTTGTTCGGGGTCATCAGCCGCTTGTGGATCGCGATGGCATTGGCGAGGATCTCGGCGCCTGATGTGTAATGTCTAACTGCGATGGTCATGCGCTTGCCCTCTCTACCGGAATACGCTTGCCCTTACGGAAGATCGCCTCCGCCGACTTCTTGGCCGCGGCGCGCTTGGTGGTCGGACCGGTGAAGGATTCGACAACGATGGGGCTGTTCATCTGCCGGAAGAACTCCTCCCTGGCCGCCGCATCCGCTGCTTCCTTGGTTGCAAACAGGATGTCGTCTTTCCCGTTGCGGAGGATACGGTTCTCCGCGTGGTGATAGAGACGGATCCAAGCGATCCAGCCAGTCGGACGGCGGAAGGTGCCGAAATCTACCTTGTTGCTCATGCGGACCTCGCCTTTTTCTTCGCCTCTTTGACGGCATGCTGAAGCTTCGCCACAGCCATGATCGATGGCTTCACCTCGAGCTCTGCGCCGTCGTAATCCATGCCGAACCGCCCGCCGAGGCGAGGAAGCAGCGCGCGAGGGATGAGCGCCCAATTGGATGGATCGGTGTTGACCTTGTTGCTGTCCAGGCACTTGAGGGAGTGCCCCTCTGGGATTGGCCCGTTTGCCTTCTCCCATTCATGGACATGCTTCAGCACATAGCGGCGCTCGTAACCGGTGTGGGGGTTCACCTCGTCGATGCTGATCTCGACATAACCATCCTTCGACACGCGCTCATGGCCGAGATAGTTGGTATTGTGCGGAGTCTGGCCCTTCTTGAACTGAGTCCGCTGAGCGTTGGGATGCAGACCTCCCGTTCCTGGGGCGCATTTCTTCCCCTTGTTGATGGGTGCCGCGCCTTTTGGGAAATGGCCTGTCCTGCCCGTCTTCCAGCCCCTACGCTTTCGGAGAGCGTGAAGGTTCTGGGCCGAGACGTCACGACCGAACTGCTCGACGAAGCCGCGATGGAAGTCAGCGATCGGAAGCAGGCGGTTGGCTTCAAGCCACGCCATCTCCTCGAAAGTGTATGCGATCGCGCGGCCCTTCATTCTGATTTAGCCTCGATCATGGGCAGGTATTTGCCGACATACGCGCCGTGTTCGGCTACGAGCTTGGCGCCCTTCAGTGCAAGATCCGCATTTTGAACGATCTGCTGGCTGACAGCGACAATTGCCTCAGTGCGCTTGACCTCGTTATCGATCTGATCCGGGGTCATTTCCTCCTCGCTGAGGCGCTCCAGTTGGGCAAAGAGGTGATTATTCAGGTCGATG